CCTCTATATCTATATTACATAAATATAAAAAAGAGTTATTTATTACAGCATCGGCAGATATAGTAGATTTCATTCTTACTAGAAAATAGTTAGTATATTTCCTTATCTCTTTGTAGTGAGCTGATATGTAGTTATCAAGTATAGGTCTCATACCATTGCTTGAAATCCTTATACCATATCTTTCTCCTTACTCCACCACAAAAACATTCCTTATCAGGAATCCCTGTTACTCTTACCTTAATAGGCTTGAGTTTTAATAAGTGAATCTTATAGGACTGTTCTATCTCAGGCAGATTAAATACCTGTTGTATTATTACTTGCTCAGCTTCAGTAAACATTCCTGTAGTATAAACGACAATAGAGCTACAATAGTTGCTTCAATAAAGGACCAGGTGCAGATTAATGTTAGCCAAAAAGATATGCATTTAATACAGGTAGCAGATGAATGCAGATACATTGCTAGAATAGATGGCTTGAATTTGCTAAAGATTGAGTCTATTAGCAGTTGTAATGGCTCAAAGTTTACTAAAAACCATGATATTGCAATGTAAGTTAGTATTGTCATTTGCCAAAAATAACAAAGGCAGCCATAAGACTGCCATAAAGTTATTATTTTTTAAGATAATTTTTCCACCATTTAATATAAAACTGCTCATTCACAGCCTTACCATTAGTGAATCTCCAAATGGAGCAGTAAGAGACTCCGATATCCTCAGCATAATGGCTGAGCTTGTATCTTTGGGTGAGCTTAGACTTAGTCTCTTCAATCATAAAGTCTTTAATGCTATCACTCTTAGAAAGGGAGATCATCTGCAGGATTATCAGGTACATGAGCAGGAGCTACTGCAGCTGCAGGAGTTAATAGATCTATCTCCCATAACTCTAAAGAGTTAAAGTGTTTATCCTGCCACTCTCTACCTCTAAGATTGAATGATGCCTTTACCTCTTCACCTACTTTGTAGCCATCTAGTAGAGATGTTTTGTCTCCTGTAGCTTGCAAGCTGATGTGTTGGGGATACTTTCCATCCTCTACTGTTATTACTACCTCTCTTTTAGAGAATTTCTCAGTCACCTGTACGGTATCACCTATCACTTTGATAAGTCCTTTTACTTTGTAATCATTCATATTTGAGTTGTTATTAAATTATACATACCTAGTATTATCAATCCATAAATTATCAGCATCAGGATCATTGCCATTGTTTTCTCGTTCATACTACTTTGTCAGGGAATGGATTAGAAACACCATACTCTAGTATAGTTAGCTCAGTAGCATACTCTACAGCTTTCTTAGCTGCATATTTAGCACTTATGCCAGGATTGTTATGTATTAGTGCTTGCATGGCTGCAATTAGGGCAGCCTCATAGAATTGTACTCTCATGTTATTTATTATTTAATTGATTAATATACTTTACATAGTACTCAGTGCAGTAATGCAACCGTACTTTTATCTCCTCCTCAAGCTCCAGGTCTCTCTCAAATGATAGAGTAGTGATTCTCTTAGATGGATCTATATGATCTACCTGATGAAGCGATAAGTTCTCCCACTCATTGAGTAGTGATGGATCAGTAGATACCATGCAATACACTAGACTAGCATAGTTCTTATCATATAACATCATGTAAGCTCTTAGCTGCCACTCATAATCTTTATTAATTCCCTCTTCTGAGGTAGCAGGGAAAGTCTCTAAGGACCATGAGGTCTTAATGTCTATGATTTGGTCATCTAGTACTATATCAGCTTCACCTGTGAGCCATTCGTTATTCAGTCTCTCAATGTTTTTGACCATGCTAGTAAAGTTTACAGTATTGAGTAGAGCAATGGAGTCATTCTCCTGCAGATTACCCTTATTGATATACTTGTTATTCAATTCTACATTGTAGCCATAGAAATCTTGTTTAGCTACACCTCTAATATAGGTCTTAGTAGTTTCAGATAGCACCTCAGACTTAGTCCGAGATGCTGTCATTAGTTTTCCTAGTGAAGATGGATGCCATTTCATAACAGTAGTAGTGCCTTAGTTTGCAAATCAGTTAACTCAAATGCCTCCTTAAGCTGAGGAATAGTATACTTACCATTCTGAATAGCTAGTAATGCCTCCTCGAATCTTTGAGTAGTGATTGCAGGCTTAGTTGCCTTAACAGGTACACTAGCCATATTTGCATCATCATCTAAAGATTGCAAACATAAAAGACTAGACAAGCAGTACCTACGAAAGTAAGTCACAGCAGATCCTACTTGCTGAGGATTAAGTCCAGCAGGTAATTCCATACATGACTCTATTAATTCATTAGAATCTATACAGATTATCTGAGTACATACTGAATTGCCTTGAATAGGCTGTAGTAATAGTAAACCATTCTCTAATAAGATTGGCTCTACTGCCTCAGTGATGGCATTGATGTCAGAGTATGACTTTTTAAAGTGGGGATTAGTAGCATTCTTAGCTACTTTGCCGATTGACTGCTTAGCCTTGTGTAGCTTTTGGTGCAGAGTTAGTACAGGTGCTGATACTACAGCTTTTGTTTTTGTTTCCATGTGTATAAATTTATTATTTCAACAAAGATAATCAATTAATTCATATCTGCAATGAATTTTAAATAAAATATCATAAATTCATCAAATGTTCTAGCAATAAAGTATGTACCTCCTGCTAACTCTATGCTTTCCTGATACCTCTTCTGCACCTCAGATTGCCTATCCTTACCATATTTCACCTCAATCTTAACTGATCTACCTCTAATGGTGGCAGATATATCAGCTGAGCCTTTTGTACCTGTACTAGGAGTATAAGTTCCTTTCAGCTGCCTAGTATTCTCTCCCACCTGTATCTTCTTACCCTCTCTATAAACTCCCATTGTATTAATCCTCTCAGCTTGAAAGCCTGAGTAGGTTAAAAAGTGAATTATACATTTAGTCAGAGCATTGGCTGAGTTATCATTCCAATCAGATGCTGTAATGTATGGCATGGTAGGGTGCTTAAGTGTGAGGTAGTTAATCTCTAAGGCTTTTAATAGTGTTTTGTTTTCTTTGTTCATTGTTTATCTTTATGTATTCTATTAAAATGACAATCTCTGCAAACAGATAATAATTCAAACATTAACTCATCTCCTAAATTAGCATAAGTTATATGATGTACATCAGTAGCAGGAGATTCTAAACAAGCTTGACATAAATTGTTATCTCTTTTTAATACTTTTAATCTTATTGCTTTCCATTTGTCTGATGCAATATAATCTTTATAAAACTTTTTTCTATTTACAGCTTCTAATTCTTTTTTTTGAGCTTCTAATTCTTCATTTGCATTAAACTTTTTGACTTTATATACATGATACCCATCCCATGTAGGACTTTTTTTATTTAATAAATCTAAGTCATACTTTTTTATTTCACCTAATGCAATTTTTTCTTTTAAGTTAGGTACTGTATCATGTTTTAAACTACCTCCAGTATTTCCTTTTTTACCACATTCACAACATTGACTAAATAAACTTAATCTACCACTATCTGAATAGTGATATCTATATTCCCACTCATGCTCTCCACCACAATTTAACCAATCTATTTCACTTTCCCAATTTTGCCAAGTATATATTCCTTCTCTGTCATATAAAATTAGCTCGTTTTCATTCATTACATAATCATCTGTTTTCATACATTCATTGCTTTAATTGTTAACTCATCCCATATATCTAGCTCTTTTACCTCCTGTACAAATGACAATCTAGTACTGCCTCCATTCCTATTGGTAGAGCAGATATATCCTTTATATTCGCAGTACTTTTTAAAGTTAATTGTTATACTGTTCTGTGTTATGTAATTCTTTTTATCAGGGAATGCATTGCAAAATGAATCGTACAGCTGCTCTTTCACTGAGTAGTATGTATCCTCTTTTAAATCCTCAAAGAAATAGTACATCTCACTGCTTATCTCATCTAATATCTTTCTAAAGTTTAGATTGATAGTAGGCATCTCTATAAGACCTACATTAAGGTATATCTGTATGCATTCTTGACAATAATTGTCAAAGGCTGCCCATTGGTCATCATCCCAATCAACGAACAGCTCATGACCAAATAGATCTACAGGAGTAAACTTATCATTAAATGTCTTAGCCATCTCCACCTCATACTTTCTAGCATTGAATGATGCACCATTGCCTGAGATGGTATAGTTGGTAGTGATAATAATCTTAGGGCTGTTAGTGACATCTAGTTTAATAGAATCCTTACCTTTGTATTCAATAGTAATACCCTCAGTAATCACACTGAATAGGCTTTCAAAGTTAAATTTCTTTTTAACATCATCAAATACTAATATCTGACAATCAGTAGATACATTCTGATAAGGAAATTTATTCTGAAAATCAAACAGCTTACCATCTAAGCTCTGCACTTTCTTAAGATGCCCCATTGCATTCCAAAACAATCCCTTTCCACTTCTACCATTAGGTACATCAGAGATAGCCTCATCATTAAAAATGATAGCTTTGTTGTTACTCCTATCTTTATAGCTGTGCAGGAGGTATCCGATTACTGTCTGAAATGCTTTGTACTTACTTTTATCTTTACCTGCTATATTCCATATAAAGGTTCTAAATTCTGACTTATGGTGATCAGTTTTCTTAAAGTCTCTATTGATCACCTGGTCTCTCCAAATAGATAGATCCATATCAGCATAAGATAGAATCTCTTTTTTATCTTTAGATACCTTTACTATGCAATTAGTATAGAATAGATATGCAC